CCCCCCCCTATACCCCATAAAACGCCACGCCTTTATTATATATATATACATGGATAATTTCCACAACCACACAGACAGCTCTCTAAAACAACCCACCCCCTTTTATACACACTTAATCTAAATTTTTTATTTTACTATTTTTTAAAATACACTAAATGTAGTATATGGATCACCTTGACTTAGAAGATGTAGAATCAATCTGTTTTATTGAAGAAGGCACTAACAATGTAATAATGAAGTTCTATGGATTTAGTGAATCTAAACAAGCAGAACTATTTAGCATCTTTGCTATGAAGAAACTAGACTTTGACTACATACCCAATGATGCGTATATAAATAAATCTATACACTAGATATGGATATTAAGATTCCCTATACACCAAGGAAGCATCAAAACTTTTTACACAAGCAAATAGATAAACATAGATGGAGTGTGCTAGTCTGCCACAGGCGGTTTGGTAAAACTGTTTGCATGATTAACCACCTTATTAAATCTGCACTAATGTGTAAATTGAAGAACCCAAGATTTGCCTACATTGCACCAACCTTTAAACAAGCTAAGAGTATTGCCTGGGATTACATGAAACAGTTTACAGATAAGATCCCTTATATTAAATTTAACGAAACTGAACTTAGAGTTGATTTACCCAATGGTGCTAGGATAACATTACTAGGAGCAGAAAATTCTGATGGTCTGCGTGGAATATATTTAGATGGCTGCGTAATTGATGAGTATGCTAATGTTCACAGCAAACTATTCCCAGAGATTATTAGACCAGCTTTATCAGATAGAAAAGGATACTGTGTCTTTATTGGTACACCTGCTGGAATGAACAACAACTTCTACGAACTATATCAACACGCACAAGGTGCGGAGGATTGGTTTAACTATAAGGCAAAAGCATCAGAGACTAAGATTGTAGATGAAGAAGAGTTGGTCAAGGCAAAAGAAGTAATGGGTGATAAAAAGTACAACCAAGAGTTTGAGTGTGATTGGATAGCTAACATTGAAGGAGCTATCTATGGAGATGTGATTGGCAAGATGGAAGATGAAAAGAAACTAACAAGAACACCTTATGATCCTGCACTACCAGTTTCTACAGCATGGGATTTGGGGGTTTCAGACCATAGTGCTATTATATTTTATCAACAACTTGGAACAGCAATAAACATTATTGACTACCATGAAGAGAGAGGTCAAGGATTACCTTATTACATACAGATGATTAAAGAGAAAGATTATGTTTACAAAGATCACTATGCACCACACGACATTGAAGTTACAGATTTTGGAAATGGTAAGACCAGGAGAGAGGTCGCATATCAATTAGGAATAAGATTTAAGGTAGTACCAAAAATACCACTTGAGGATGGCATACACGCCACTACAATGACCTTGCCTAGATGTTACATAGATACAGACCATTGCAAAAAGTTAATAGATGCGTTAAGACATTACCACAGGAAATATATAGATAAAGATAGAATGTTTAGATCAAAGCCTGTACACGATTGGAGTTCACACGCAGCAGATGCTATGAGGTATCTAGCGGTTGGACTACAAGAAATTAATACTAGACAAACTGCACCACAAAGTGTAGCAGAGAATGAGTATAGGATTATATAATTATGAGTTTTTTAGCACCAAAAATGTCAATGCCTCCATTGCCGCCAGTTCAACCTTTGCCAGAACCACCTTCAACTGAAGTGTCTGCAGAAGATAAAGCTAGAATTGCAGCAGAACAAGCAGCAGTAGAAAGAAAAAGAAAAGGTAGAAAATCTACTATTCTAACTTCGCCACTAGGCGTTGAAGAAGAAGCAGAAACACAAAAGAAAACTTTGTTAGGATCATAGTATGGGAGGAGCAGTAGCAAAAGTATTTAGACCACCAACACCATCAAGACCTACACCAGCACCTATAGCGGTAGCACCAACTGTAGCAGAAGTTTCACAAAGTGAAGCAACAAGTGCAGATGGTTATGATTTAAGAAAAACAAAAGCAAAAGGAAGATCATCAACAATTATGACAAGTTCAAAAGGTGTTGAAGATGAAACAATTACTTTAGGCAAGAAAAGTTTATTAGGACAATAATGGCTAAAACAGATTTAACTAGAGATTTATTATCAAGGTTTGACAGACTAGAAGGTCAAAGACAAAATTGGGAAACGCATTGGCAAGAGGTTGCGGATTATATGCAACCAAGAAAAGCGGATGTAACCAAGACTAGAGCTAGAGGTGATAAACGAATGGAGATGATATTTGATTCTTCTCCAATACAAGCAGTAGAATTATTAGCATCATCATTACATGGTATGCTAACCAATCCTGCTACACCTTGGTTTACTTTAAGATTTAAAGAAAATGATATTGAGAACGAAGATGAAGCAAAAATCTGGTTAGAGTCTGCAACTGCAGCAATGTACACAGCATTTAATAGATCAAACTTTCAACAAGAAATTTTTGAATTGTACCATGACTTAATTACATTTGGTACAGCAGCAATGTTTATAGAAGAAGATGATGATGATTTAATTAAATTTTCAACAAGACATATTAATGAAGTTTATATTGCAGAGAATGATAAAGGCAGAGTAGATACAATCTTTAGAAGATTTAAAATTTCTGCTAGAGCAGCAATACAAAAGTTTGGTGATAAAGTTTCATCTGACATTCAAGGAATATTTAAAAAAGATCCTTATGCAGAAGTAGAAATTATTCACGTTGTTTATCCAAGATCAGATTTTGATCCTAAGAAAAAAGATAAAAGTAATATGCCATTTGAATCTGTGTACTTAGAATATAAAAATGCAAACGAATTATCTATGTCTGGATTCAAAGAGTTTCCTTTTGTAATACCTCGTTACTTAAAAGCATCAAACGAAATTTATGGTAGAAGTCCAGCAATGACAGCGTTGCCAGATGTTAAGATGTTAAATGAAATGTCTAAGACTACAATCAAAGCTGCACAGAAACAAGTTGACCCACCACTATTAGTTCCAGATGATGGATTCTTGCTTCCAGTTAGAACTGTACCAGGTGGATTAAACTTTTATAGAAGTGGTACAAGAGATAGAATTGAACCTTTAAACATTGGTGCAAACAATCCACTAGGTTTAAACATGGAAGAACAAAGACGTGATTCTATTAGAGCTGCTTTTTATGTTAATCAACTTCAATTGCAACAAGGTCCACAAATGACAGCAACAGAAGTGATTCAAAGAAATGAAGAGAAGATGAGATTACTTGGACCAGTATTAGGTAGACTACAATCAGAATTATTAAAACCATTAATTGATAGAGTGTTCGCTATATTACTTCGTAACAATATGTTACCAGAAGCACCAGAGTTTTTGTCTGGCAGAGATATAGAAATTGAATATGTATCACCACTTGCTAAAGCACAAAAATCTTCAGAGCTACAATCTATTATGAGAGCAATCGAAATATTAGGTTCACTTGCAAATGTAGCACCAGTATTTGATTATGTTAATTTTGATAATCTTGTTAAACACTTGGCAGACATAGTTGGTATGCCACAGAAATTATTAAAATCACAAAGTCAAGTAAATGCAGAAAGACAACAAGCAGCACAAGCTGCAGAACAACAACAACAAATGGCTCAGATGCAACAAGTTGCACAAGCAGCAGGAGATGTAGCACCACTAGCAAAAGCGTTGCCAGAAGAAGCACAAGCTTTAGTTAATTCAGAAGTGGAATAATATGGACGCAAATAAACAATTGGAACAATTAATTCAAGGACTAAAAAAAAATTACGAATACATATTCAATACAGAAGAAGGCAAACAAGTCTTAACTGATCTTGAAAAAAGATGTCATTATCATTCTACCACCAATGTAAAGGGGGATAGCCATGAGAGTGCATACATGGAAGGACAACGTAGTGTCGTTCTATTTATTAAATCAATGCTACGAAACGATAAAGAAAAAGGAAAATAATATGTCAAGCGAACAGATAACACAAGAAACTGTGCCTGTAGAAACAGCGACACCTACAGAAACAACAACACCAACACCAGTAGAAAAATCAGTAACCGCTACAGGTGGAGATGCTCCTGGAAATTGGAAAACTTCTATAAGTGAAGAGTTTAGAAATGATCCTAGTATTGAAAAATTTACTGAGATAGATGCGTTGGCAAAAAGTTATATCAATGCAACTAAAATGATTGGTCAAGACAAAGTGGTTATACCAACTAACAACTCAACAGAAGATCAATGGAACGAAGTATATTCTAAATTAGGTAGACCAGAATCTGCTGATAAATATTCTTTAGATGCAACATCAGAAATTGTTCAAATGGATGATAATGCAATAAAATCTTTTGCCGAACAATCTCACAAACTTGGATTAAACAATAAACAAGCTCAAGGTATTTTAGAATATTATAAAAATAATATGGAAGGTACTGCACAGCAATCAAGAATTGATACTGAA